TCATTTTGATACCGCTAAGACATGGGAAGTCTACGCCGAATCAGCAGAAAAGGCTTGTGAATTAGTGGGTTACTGGTTGAAAGACTGCTTCGTCAAAATGATGGTTTCAGAAGTGACTTATTAATGATTATAAAGTTGTTTGGTGGCGGAATAGGTAGACGCTACGGATTTCGTAAAGCTAACGATATTTGGATTTACCGGAACAAGAGTCGTTAAAACGTCTCTGAGGGTAAAACTCTAAGGTGCAAATCCTTAGCCAAGCAACAATTAAGGATAAGATGTTTATAACAATCTGTGAAATCCTGATTTGCATTGGATGTTGCCGTATTGCTTGTTATTTTCTTGACCATTGGAATCAACTGAAATAAGGAGATATAAAATGAATAAACATTGTCATCACGATTGTAAACATGAATCAGTGAAGTATTGCAGTAAATGTGGGAAAGTTTATTGCGAGAAGTGCGGTAGAGAGTGGGAAGATAAGTGTACCTTAACTCATTACTATAATTGGCCGATTACATATACTTATCCCCAAACAACACAACCCTCAGTTTATCCAATTGGTGCAGCTTATACAGCCGCAGCAGGTAATTCTATCACTGATACATTAACTTGCAATCATCAGGGGTAAACATGACCGACATTAAACATCAGGAGGTTGCCGATGAAAAGCCGCCTGACTTATGCAACCTTATTAGAGATAGAGTTTATCCTAGCATTAGCAACAAGCTATCTTATGGGCGCTCAGAAATGGGCGCTTTGTTTTATCTGCCTAGCCCTCACCTTGCTTTTAGGGGTAGGCACGACCCTTATGTACTGGAAGCTCATTGACAAAGCTAACCAAACGTCTACAGGCTCAGATAGAACACGAAAGAGAGCTAAAGGCACAAAGATTAATTATCGCTGGCTACAGATGCGAGAATCCCGATTGCCCTAATCCACTAGGCGATTGGCGGGGGCTTTCACTTAGTCATAACAAAAACAAGGGCATGGGTGGCACCAGACACGTTTTTACCATAGACGAAGTGCGTATCTTTTGTTACCCGTGTCATAATCTTTTGAAACACCATATTAGAGAATTAAAATGAGAACTTCTCAAAAACAAGAAAAGTTTGCATTAAATCTATTCAGTGGGATGTCTCAGCGTGAGGCTTATAAAAAAGCCGGATATTCTACTAATTTTGCCGTTGCTATCGTAGATAGTAATGCTTGCCGTTTAGCTAAGTCTAATAAGGTTTTAGCAAGATTAAAAGAATTAAATGCAAAAGCTGAAAATGGCAGGATTATGTCTGTCTTAGAAAGGAAAGAGCGGTTATCAGAAATAGCAAGAACTAACCTAACTCAATTTATGGAATTAGGGCAAGACGGCTCATGGGTAAATTTGGGTGCCGAGACGCCCAATACGGCGGCAATCCAAGAGATTCATAGCCGTACAGAATATGATGATAACGGCTCGAAGCCAACCGTCTATACTTCTATTAAATTACACGACCCATTGAAAGCTATCGACCTGCTTAATAAGATGGATGGGGCTTATGCTCCAATCAAAACAGATGTAACCAGCAAGGGAGAGGCGATTAAGACTCAAGTTTTTGAGTTTTCATTGAATTTTGATGGTAACACAAACAGAAACAATATACAGGTACACTCGCCCCTGGCTGTACGAGAAGCAGTTGCAGGCGTTCTTCAATCAGGACAGGTATTCGATAACGGAAGCCTCGACCAAAAGCGGGAAGACAATCGGGGGCATAGTCTGGCTGACGGAACAGGCGATGCAGGGCAAGCCGGGACGAAACTATTGGTGGGTAGCTCCAGTTTACCCGCAAGCAAAGATAGCGTTCCGTAGGTTAAAGCAAGCATTACCGCCCGGAGTATATGTAGCCAATGAATCAGAAATGACCATCACTCTTTTGAATGGAACTATTATCTGGTTTAAGTCTGGGGATAACCCCGACTCTCTTTATGGCGAGGATGTTTGGGCTTGTGTGATAGATGAAGCAAGCCGTGTTAAAGAAGATTCATGGCACGCTGTCAGAAGTACATTAACAGCTACTAATGCGCCTATTAGGATTATTGGGAATGTCAAAGGGCGCAAGAATTGGGCTTATCTTTTAGCGAGGAAAGCTGAAGGCGGCGAGCAGGGAATGTCCTACCATAAAATCACAGCCCACGATGCTATTCAAGCAGGGGTGATTACCACAGCAGAGGTTGAGGACGCTAAAAGGCAATTACCAGAGTCAATATTCAAAGAGCTTTATTTAGCAGAGCCTTCAGATGATGAAGGAAACCCTTTCGGTATCAAGTCTATTAAGGAGTGTGTTAAGCCCTTATCTCATGGCACTGCTCAAGTCTATGGAATCGACCTCGCTAAGAGTGTGGATTTTACGGTTATTATCGGGCTTGATAGTAACCACAATGTTTGTAAATTTGAGAGGTTCCAGTCTCCCTGGCAAGAGACCATGAGCAGAATTAAAAATGTCATAGGTGCTCAAAGGGCGATAGTCGATAGCACTGGTGTTGGTGACCCGATTGTCGAGCAGTTAAAGCGCGCAAATCTCAAGGTAGAGGGTTATAAATTCACTCAAGCAAGCAAACAACAGCTTATGGAGGGGTTAGCATACGCCATTCAACAGCATCTTATTAGTTATCCTGATGGAGTAATTGCCCAAGAGCTAGATTCCTTTGAATACCAATATACCCGTACTGGAGTGAGATATTCTGCGCCTGAAGGTTTGCATGATGACTGTGTATGCGCTTTAGCTTTGGCAAATAGTGGCTTCCGCCGTTTACCCGCTGAAATACGATGGATATAATAATAGATTCCACGAGACAGATACAGGGGAATGTAGCCAGATGCCCGCATTGTTTGTCTTTCATTGATTTAGACAAGGCCATTAATTGCATTACTTGTAATTCTGTAATCTGTCCCCATTGTGGGTATTGTCATTGTCCTGAAACGAGTTTAATAAGGAGAAATAGAGCACTTGAAAATTGGGCTGAAAGGGATTTTACAGAAGGCAACCAAGAATATCGGATTTACTGATATTCTGTTAGTCATTGGCGCGGCCTTAATCTTCTATGGCGCTTATTTAATTTATAAACCAGTTGCCTTTGTTTTACTTGGTGCCGGATTGATTTATACCGCTATTATATTGGAGCGTAACAATGGGGCTATTAAACCACCTCGTCAATAAGTCCGTTCCATTCCCTACCACTACGGGTAATCGCATAACTTTCACTACCGCTAATCAATCTTCACAGAATAAAATTAGTCTATTGCGTTACTATGGTGATGTAGTCTGGCTGCGTTCTGCTATTACTACTATTGCCACCGCCGTTGCTCAGGTAGACTGGAGGCTTTACAGAAAGCAGAAATCAGGCGACAGAGAAGAAATTGACAACCATGAATTACTAGACCTTATCAACTATCCCAACCCCTTTCAATCAGGGCACGACTTCGTAGAACTTCACCAGACGTTTATCGAGCTTTTAGGTGAATCGTATCAAGTTAAACAAATGAATCGAGGGAAAAAGGAATTGTGGATTGCTCCCGCCCAGTATATGACCGCTATTCCTGATACTGTCAATTATATATCAGGTTACAAATTCGAAAGAGATGGTATTGCTACTAGGACATTCAAGCCCGATGAAGTTATTGCATTTATTGAAACCAATCCACTTGACCCCCTCTCCGGTATAGGCAGGGCACAATCTGCCTCAGTTGATATTGAATCTCTTAATATGATGGCTCAGTATAACCGTAACTTCTTCTACTGGGATGCATCGCCTGGTACTATTATCACCTATCCCGTAGAAGCGGGTATAACTCCAGACGAATTAAATAGAATATCGGAACAGTTGAATGCAGGGCATAGAAGTTATGGTAGGGCTTTCAGGTCGATGTTATTGACTCAAGGGGCTACAGTCCAACCCTCTAAGATTGGCCAAAAGGATATGGACTTCGTTAAACTGGATGAGTCCCTGAGAAATAAAATCTTAGGTGCATTCGGTATATCTTACGCTAATGTAGGTGGAACGGACTCAATTAACCGCGCCAATGCAGAAGCTCAGTTATTGAATTTTGCTAGAGGCGTGATGGTGCCGCGCCTCATCAAAATGCGTGAAAAATGGAATATGAGTCTCACCCCTGATTACGGCGAGGATTTGGAACTTGACTTTGATAATCCAGTTCCAGAAGATACTGCCGCGCAAGCAAGTGTAATAG